CTTGAAAAGCATATCAGTCTTTCAAAGGCATTTGATACTGTATCTGCAGTAAATTCTCCACAGAAAATCTGGTATGAGCAATTCCTTGCGGATTATTCTTCACAAATTTATGCTGGATCAAATCCTTCAAGCGCAGCAGACTCCTATTGGGGAACTTCTCCAAAAGCAACTGGATTCCAAGCAGGTATAGGAACTGCTGGATTTGTAAGTTTGACAACAACACAAGGTCTCTGGGGACAATCTGCTCAAAATGTTACATTTAGTTCAATTGGAAATAAAACTTACACTTTAACTGGTGGAGTTGATTATTCTGCTACTGGAGGAATGAGCGCAACTCTTGGAGACCTTCAAACTTCATACAATCTTTTCTCCAATAGAGATGAAATTCAAGTTGATTACTTGATTATGGGTCCTGGCCTTACCGGAAAATCAGACTCTCAAGAAAAAGCAGGATACTTAATCTCTATTGCAGAGCAAAGAAAGGATTGTGTTGTCACTATTGGACCACACAGAGGAGACTTGATTAATGAAACCAATACAACCACACAGACAACAAACTTAGTCTCATACTTTAGTTCGCTTGCATCTTCATCTTATGCAATTTTTGATAGTGGATATAAGTACACATATGATAGATTCAATAACAAATTTGTCTATGTCCCTTGTAATGCAGACGTTGCAGGTCTGATGTGTCGCACAAATATTGTTGCTTATCCCTGGTTCTCGCCAGCAGGACAGCAGCGTGGTATCATCAACAATGCAATTAAACTTGCATATAATCCAAATAAGGCACAAAGAGATAAACTTTATCCACAAAGAGTTAACGCAATTGTAACTCAACCTGGAGTTGGCACTCTTCTCTTTGGAGATAAAACTGGTCTTGGATATGCATCTGCATTTGATAGAATTAACGTTCGTCGCTTGTTCCTCACAATTGAACAAGCACTTGAAAGAGCAGCACAAGCTCAACTCTTTGAACTCAACGATGAATTGACAAGAGCAAACTTTAGAAACATTGTTGAACCTTACCTTCGTGATGTTCAGGCAAAGAGAGGTCTCTACGGATTCCTTGTTGTTTGCGACAGCACAAATAATACTCCTGACGTTATTGATAACAATGAATTTAGAGCTGATATCTTCCTGAAACCAGCTAAGTCAATTAACTATGTCACGTTGACATTTGTTGCTACTAGAACTGGCGTAAGTTTTGAAGAAGTCGCTGGTACAGTTTAACTAACATTAAATTAACAACAAAAGGAGGAACTAATCATGGCATCAACAAGAGAAAACAAAACAATCTCTCAATTTAAATCAGCACTTGTAGGGGGCGGTGCTCGCCCCAATCTGTTTGAGGTTGAGTTAACAACTTTTCCTGGTGGAATTTCATGGAATTCTGACAACTTCAGATACATGTGCAAAGCTGCAGCATTACCTGCTTCCAATATTGCTTCTATTGATATACCATTCCGTGGAAGAATCTTTAAGGTTGCTGGAGACAGAACCTTTGATACTTGGCAGGTAACAGTAATCAACGACGAAGGATTTCTACTCAGAAATGCATTTGAAGCATGGATGGAACTTATTTCTAAATTGGATAACAATCTTGGAGCAACTGATCCATCAGCATATATGACCAACGCTAAGGTCTATCAACTTGGTAGAGGTTCTACTGTAAGTAGTCAAGACAATACAGGAAGTGCAAATTCTGTCCTGAAAGAATATGAGTTTATTGACATATTTCCAACCAGTGTTTCTGCAATTGACCTTGCTTATGATTCTTCAGATACCATTGAAGAATTTACTGTTGAGTTCCAAGTTCAATCCTATAGTTTAACTGGAGCAGGTGGGCCAAACGGTTAATAAATAGTAGAAAGTTAAATATTTAATAATGGCAAAATTATTTGGATTCTCAATAGAGGATACTGAACCACTATCTCCTACAGTAGTCTCCCCCGTTCCTCAAAATAATGAGGATGGGGTTGACCACTATATGAGTAGTGGTTTTTTTGGTTCATATGTTGATCTTGAAGGAGTATATAGAACTGAATTTGAGTTAATTAAAAGATATCGTGAGATGGCACTTCATCCAGAAGTAGACAGTGCTATTGAAGACATTGTAAATGAAGCAGTTGTATCAGATACAAATGATACTCCATTAGAAATTGAATTATCAAATCTCAATGCCAGCGATGGTCTTAAGAAAAAAATTAGACACGAATTTAAACATATTTTAGATCTTTTAGATTTTGATAAAAAATGCCACGAAATTTATAGAAATTGGTATATTGATGGAAGACTTTATTATCACAAAGTTATTGACTTAAAGAATCCTCACGAAGGAATTCAAGAATTGCGATATATTGATGCAATGAAAATGCGTTATATTCGTAAGGAAAAGAAAAAAGAAAGTGAAAGATTTAATATTTCAACAATACAAAGTGATAATCCTATGGATTATGACTTTCCACAAATAGAAGAATATTTTATCTATAATCCAAAATCATCATACCCAACAGGAAATATTAATTCTACTGGCGCAAGTCAGGGTATTAAAATGACGAAAGATTCTGTTACTTACTGCACTTCTGGACTTGTAGATAGAAATAAAGGAAATACTCTTTCATATTTACATAAGGCAATTAAGTCACTCAATCAATTAAGAATGATTGAGGATAGTCTTGTTATCTATAGATTGTCCCGTGCTCCAGAACGCAGAATTTTCTATATTGATGTTGGCAATCTTCCCAAAGTTAAAGCAGAACAATACTTGCGTGACGTAATGATGCGTTATCGCAACAAACTTGTTTATGATGCTGCTACTGGAGAAATCCGTGATGATAAAAAATATATGAGTATGCTTGAAGATTTTTGGTTGCCACGTAGAGAAGGTGGACGTGGAACTGAAATTACTACACTTCCTGGAGGACAAAATCTTGGAGAAATTACTGATATTGAATACTTTAAGAAAAAACTTTATCGTTCATTGAATGTTCCACCATCAAGAATGGATGGAGAAGGTGGATTTAATCTTGGACGTTCATCAGAAATTTTGAGAGATGAACTCAAATTTACCAAGTTTGTTGGTCGTTTGAGAAAGAGATTTGCAAATATGTTCAATGATATGTTGAGAACTCAACTATTGCTAAAGAACATTGTATCTCCTGAAGATTGGGAGATTATGAGTGAGCATATTCAATATGACTTCTTATATGACAATCATTTTACAGAACTCAAAGATGCTGAATTACTTAATGAAAGATTGGCTATGGTTGCTACAGCAGAACCCTACGTTGGAAAATACTTCTCTCAAGATTATGTAAGACGCAAAATTCTTCGCCAGACTGATATTGAAATCATTGAACAAGATAAGTTAATTGCAAAAGAAATTGAAGAAGGAATTATTCCTGACCCAAGTATTCCAGTTGACCCGATGACAGGAATGCCTATGGATGCAGGTTCTTCAGGAATGGATCTTGGTGCTCCAGTTATGGAACCAGATTTAGAATCTCAAGGAAAAGCAACAGAAGCACCAGGTATTCCCAAGGGTGGGGAAATCTGATAAATACTAACGATTACTTATTGAAGTTATAAAAAATGGATGAATTAATGGATATGATTGTTACTGACGAGTCGCCAGCAAATATTAGCAATAAAATTAAAGATTTGCTTTTTGCAAAATCTGCAGAAAGAATTGATGCTTTCCGCCCAGCAGTAGCATCAGATATGTTTGGAGAAACTGAAGGAGTGGAAGAAGAGTGATAGTTAATGTCAGATCTATCAGACCTTTTTAAATTAGTAGCAGAAGAAAAGAAACAAAAAAAAGAAGAATTTGATTCTGTAGTCGGAGACTTGGGATTGGATTCTCTTTTTGGAGAATTTGCTGCGCTCAAGAAAAAAGAGAAAGAAAAAAAGATTGAAGAAAAGAAGGAAAAGAAATCTTTAATAGGAGATATTAGTCTCAATTCTGTTTTTGAGGAAGTTGTTAATCTAAAGAAAGAAACAAAAAAGAAAAAGGCACAAGAACAAAAAACTGTTAAGGCATTTGAAAGATGGTTATATTCAGAAACACCTAAAGAACAAAAAGAAATTATTGAGAATGTAATTGAAGAATCTTTAGACGAAGTTCTTGAGGTATTGGAGGACCATAAAGAAGAACTTAAAGAACCAACATTAATTGAAAAATCTTTAGGTCTTCTTGC